GTGATGAAAAATTCTTCGCCATGAGCAACCTTGGATATGACCAATACTTCTACATTCAGTCTGCCAAAGGTGCAATTACTGAAGACAAGATGGAGATCAATTCTAGTATGACCAAGAGTAAGATGGCAAATGAATTTTCAAAGTCTGTGAATAGCAAGAAGTCCAGTCGTGCGTTGGTGACACAGTTTGCCGAGGAAATCTCGGCGAGTTTGAAGTGGGCTGCGTAAGTTATTGTTTTATAAAGAAAAATGCCCCTTTATTTTCGAGTGATTTTAGGCGATAATAGTTGTATGGTAAATGATAATTGTTATGGAGTTTAATGTGAGAAAGTCATTCTACAGTCTTGAATCGCAGATGGAATTCCTTGAGAAAATCCATGCGCATTTCGACAAAGACACGATTTCGCTGAAGGAACTCAATACCTTCTGCGACAACAAGAAGAACAGTGTGGAGAATTTCCCATATTTTATTCTTCGCGAGCGCAAGGTTGCTCGCAACACTTTCAACATTGTTCCGAAGCATGTTGGTTATCATACACCTTCGCCTCAAGTTGCTGCGCAATCTCTGTCTGCTGTTGCGATGGCACCTGTCGCGCAGGTGATAAACTTGGCGTCTCGTCGTGCGCAAAATGTGACTGAATCTTTTGTTCCGGAAAAGAGCAGTACCTATGTGCCGTTTGGATTTTACAGTGACCTGAAGAATATTATTAATTCGCGAATCTTCTATCCCATCTACATCACTGGTCTTTCTGGCAACGGCAAGACGATGATGATTGAGCAGGTTTGTGCTGCACTCAAGCGTGAGTTGGTTCGTGTAAACATCACCAAACGCACTGATGAGTCTGATCTGATTGGTTCGTATGAGTTGATTGACGGCAGCACCGTTCGCCGTGAAGGTCCAGTGCTCACTGCCATGCGTCGTGGTGCTGTGCTACTCCTTGATGAGTGTGATCTTGGCACTGAGGACATTCTCTGTCTTCAGCCGATTCTTGAGGGCAAGCCATACTTCGACAAGAAGACTGGTGAGGTTGTGCATCCTGCTGCTGGCTTTACGGTGCTTGCTACGGCAAACACCAAGGGCAAGGGCAGCGAAGATGGTCGATTCATCGGTACTAACATTCTCAACGAAGCATTCTTGGAGCGTTTCGCTGTGACCGTTGAGCAGGATTATCCTCCCGCGAATACTGAGCGCAAGATTCTTGAAAAGAATTTTGCTGAACTTGGTTTGACTGACGCTGTGTTCATTGAACGTCTGATCACGTGGGCTGAAATCATCCGCAAGTCTTATTTAGACAGTGCGATTGATGAGATTATCTCTACTCGTCGCCTTGTACATATCAGCAAGGCATTCTCTATCTTCAACAATCGTTTGAAAGCAATTGAGATGTGCTTGAATCGATTCGATACTGACACCAAGACTGCGTTCTTGGATCTGTACACGAAGGTTGATGCGGAAGCAACTGCTCCTGCTGTTGCTCCTGCTGTTGCTCCTGCTGTTTAAGCAAGACTTTACTTTTGTCATTTGTTAGTATATAATAAATAATATGTTACAAGACAAGCCCTGCTCTTGCGACATTATTGAAAGGGTGTTTTTGTAAAGGTGTGTTATATGTCTAATGCTCTTAACTCGTTTGTCAACTATTTGTCCGATGGCAACAAAGTCACCAGCCGTCAGGTTCGTACTATGTTCAAAGTCGAAAATGCTGCTGATCTCGTATATCGTGCACGCAATGAGGGTATCTCTGTATACACCAATCGCGTCACGAATTCGCGTGGTGAGAAGGTGTTTGCGTATCGTCTTGGCAATCCGTCGACACAGTTCGAGAAGTATCTCGATCGTGGTCAGATTGCTCGCGCTCGCAAGACTCTCTATCGTAATGCCATCAGCGTTTCGATGAACGCCTAATCTTGGCGAAACAAAATCTTTCTGGTTCTCGTGAGGGCAGTTCTTGCCCTCACAGTTTTTTTTGACATTATGTTTTTACATATATATAATAGAACAAAGTAGAAAGGTGTTCATATGATCAAAATAATTATTGCAAAAAATAAAATTGATTGTGAACATCTATTGGGTCAATTTCTGAATGAATCACATTTCGATACAGTGATTAATGAGGACACTGACTGCTATCTTGAATCGCAAGATGAGCAAAACATTGCATTTAAGTTTCGCAAAAACTTTTTCTCGAAAACAGAACAAGAGCAAGCATATATTGGATTACGTGATGCTGCTGTTGCTTCTCAGAATCGTGGACTTGCTGCTGGTCCGAAGAGAGACAAGTGCGGTGGTCGCGAATGGGTAACTGAAGTTCAATATCGCACACTTGAATATTTCTCAACGATTGACCCAAATAATCTTGGTCTTGATATTAAAGCAGACCTTGAGCGTATTCAAGAACTGTATGGCAACAATAATTCTTCGCGTGGTTTAGTTTGGCTCGCTCAAGAAGTAAAGAAAGCAGAATTTAATTGGGAAACATGGCTCAAGAATCTTTCAAAAGAAAAAAATCTAAATAAAATTATACAGAAAGCCAAATATGTCAATGACACGTTTATTTCTGACACGACATATGCGAACATCGTCTACTCAGGTATTGCTGGTTGGTTCGATCGTTATCCTCGGATTCCTTATGGTCGTGCTACTTCTTACACTCAAAATCATTTTAACAAATTTAAATTATCCTTTTCGTTTCTTCAATCGCTAGATCGTGGTTTTAAAGATTTACTTCCGCAACGTCATGCTGCTCAGCGTTTCGCTGCAGATAAAGTTGATCCTGCCTTCTTAGTTCCAGGAACTGTGTTTACGACGATTACAGTAAATAAAACTTTCCGAACAGCAGCACATCGCGATGCTGGTGATTTCTCCAATGGATTGAGTAATCTTCTTGTTTTATCTAACAATGGTAACTATACAGGTGGATATTTGATTCTTCCAGAAGTTCGTATTGCTGTGAATGTGCGCCCAGGTGACTTGTTGTTGGTAAATAATCATGAGTACATTCACGGCAATACACCTATTGAATTACAAGATGATATTGCAGAACGCATTAGTCTTGTTTGTTACTTGCGTGAAAAGATGCTCGAACTTGGAAGCAAAGAGTATGAAAATCATAGATTTAATTATGTTGAGTGTCGTCGAAAAAACAAGTCTCACTCACTCCAACGAAAACTTTGGAACGGAATTAGTTCAGGGATGTGGGAAGAGCAAGAGTGGTATGATTATCTCGAGAAAAATGGTGGAAGAGAAATGGTTGCCAAATATCATTCAGAAGCGTATAATAAAATCTCAACTCTAGAGGATATGTTTGGTTAATTTATGAGAATATTGACTGTTGTGCATGACTTCAATAACTTCGGCGGTATCATATCGCATGCTGAACAATTGATTGCTGGTTTCAAAGATCTTGGTCATCAGACTGGTTTTATATATTTGCGAAGCACAAAGTCTGGTGGCAAGTTTTCTGACGACTACGAAAAGGAAGGTTATGATATTGGTGCAGGAACAGGCATTCCAGTGCATCAAGGTAAAGGTTGGCGCGGTGAATACCTTTCATTTATAAATGATGACGATGTCAGCAAATTTGTAAAGATTGCAAACGAATATGACATTGTGATTTGGCAATCTATCTTTGGTTTTAAATGCCAAGATTCAGAGGGAAAACAATCATGGCTAAGAATGTTCAAAGATGTAAAAGCCAAGCATACTGTAATTGTTCACGATGGCAACCTTAAGAAGAACTATCCTTGGATTCATCATCTTCGAAAATACATAACAGGTCTGGCGTGCGTTCATCCAAGCGCATTTAATCAAGCATCTTCTATGAATATTCCCCGTGCTTTGATTCTGAATCCTCAGGATATATCCAAAAAGTGCGAAACATCTTTCGATGAAAAAACTGATACTATCTTCTCGCTTCAAACATTCAAACGATGGAAGCGTGTTGATGATCTTGTAGCAGCAGTTCCTTATATTCATGGTCAAGTGATTGTTGCTGGTGATGGTATTGAGCGTGCCTACATGACATCAAAGGATAAGTGTAAGTCAGAATATTACTGTACGCTTGATCGCGATCCGCAAGCAACAGAAGATCGTATTAATAAACCTATCTGGCAGAATGCTCTTGATAAAGGGATGCAGTATATTGGTTTTGTTTCTGAAAAAAAGCGTGATAAAATTCTAAGTCGCAGTAAATTCTTACTTGATCCTTCGTGGTCGAAAACATATGGTGAACACTTTAATCGTGTTGTAATTGATGCAATGCTTATGGGAGTTGTTCCGATTGCTCGTAATCTTGGCGTTTCTGATAATGAGAATGGTGAAGGTTTACTCAAACCTGGCAAAAACTATTTGATGATTCCTTGGGATGCCACGCCGAAACAGTTCGGTGATCTTTGTAATAAATTCTTAACAATGCAACCATTTGACTATGATAAGATTGTTAATAATAACTGGGAATTTATCAAGAAGTTTGACCGCAAGAATATCGCCGCAGAGTATATTGCTCTGGCAACTAGTTCGTTACTCAACGTTGAAATCGGAAAATACGATGAATCATTGAATGACGCAGTAGACTCTGTTTGGTGTGAACATTTTAAGTTTGAAGATAAACTTAATCAGATAGCAACCCTTGATGCGCTGTTTGATTGACTATATAATTAATGATTTGAAATTCATATTCTGGAGTTATTATGCATTTAGAAGTAAAAGTAGAAGAACTACGAAAAAATAAACTGTTTGTAGCAACACCAATGTATGGTGGTATGTCTCATGGTATGTTTGTAAAGTCTTGTTTAGATTTACAAACTCTCTGTGTAAACTATGGCATTGAAATTCGTTTCTCATTTATCTTTAATGAATCTCTTATCACTCGTGGAAGAAATTATCTCGTTGATGAGTTTCTTCGTGCAGAAGAATTCACACATCTTTTATTCGTAGACGCTGATATTCACTTTGATCCTCGCGATGTAATTGCACTTCTTGCTCTTAACAAGGATATTATCGGTGGACCATATCCAAAGAAGTCAATCAAGTGGAGTGCTGTTAAAGATGCACTTAAGAAGCATCCGGATATCGAAACAGGTGATCTTGAAAAGGTTTCTGGTGATTTCGTATTTAATCCAGCTCCAGGCACTGTAAAGTTCTCTGTTGCTGAGCCTATTGAAGTTCTTGAAATCGGAACTGGCTTTATGTTAATTAATCGTGCTGTATTCGATAAGTTCCGCGAAGCCTATCCGCAACTTCGTTATAAACCAGATCATGTTGGTCAAGCCAACTTCGATGGCTCGCGTTATATTCATGCATATTTTGATACAATAATCGATAGTATTGAAAACGGTGGCTTGGGTTCTGATCGTTACTTGTCTGAAGACTATATGTTCTGTCAGTGGTGGAGGCGGTTAGGTGGTCAAATTTGGCTTTGTCCATGGATGCGAACTCATCATATTGGAACGTATGCATTTACTGGTGATATGCCTGCAGTAGCCAATTTCGTTGGAAATTTGTAAGGTAAATTTGTGATAATAGGATTATGCGGATTTATAGGTGCTGGTAAAGGTTGTGTAGCAGATCTCTTGGTAGAGCGTCACGGTTATATCAAAGAGAGTTTCGCAAACAGCGTCAAAGATTCTTGCGCAGCAATATTTGGTTGGGATCGCGCTCTGCTCGAAGGAGATACTCCAAAATCAAGAGCATGGCGTGAACAATCAGATGAGTGGTGGTCAGAAAAACTTGGTCGACCATTTTCACCAAGACTCGCTCTTCAATTGATGGGCACAGAGGCAGGTCGCGGTGTATTTCACTCTGATCTTTGGATTTATACTGTATTGCGTCGATGTGATTCTAATTTAAATTATGTAATTGCTGATGTAAGATTCCCGAATGAAATTAATGCAATCACCAATAGTGGTGGCAAGATTATTCGTGTTCGTCGTGATAATGATCCTGAGTGGTATGATACTGCACTAAAGCAAAATACAACTCATAAAGATGATCAATGGTTGCTGCAAGATGCGAATGAATTGATGGAACAAAAATATCCAGATGTTCATTACAGTGAATGGGCTTGGATTGGATCACACTATGATATTGTGATGGATAATAATTGCACACTAGATGAATTAAAGACTAGAATTGACAATGTGATTGATTGTTTATATACTAACTGTGTTGAGGCTAATGAGGTTTAAATTATGAAATTGTCAGAAAATACTATTAATGTTTTGAAAAACTTCTCTTGTATCAATCAGAGTCTGCAATTTAAAACAGGTAATGTTATTAAAACTATTTCTCCACTTAAAACTATCTTTGCTGAGGTAACTGTAACAGAGAACTTCACCAAGGAGTTTGCTCTTTACGATCTAAACAAGTTACTTGCAAAGATTTCTTTATACAAAGATCCAGTTCTTGATTTTACAGATGATCGTGTTGTTATCGCCACAGATAACAAAAAGAGATCTGATTATATCAAGTATTGTTCACCAAAGGTTATTGTGATTCCATCAGAAAAGAACAATCAACTATTTTCAGAAATAGCTGATTGTTCATTTAGCCTTTCGCGAGAAGATCTTGATTGGATGCGCAAGAGTGCAGGTATCTCTGGTTCGCCAAACTTTGTGTTTGAGAGCGATGGTTCTACAATTTACTTTATCGCAACTGATGTTAAGGATAATTCAGCAGATCAATCCAAAATTGAAATTGGTACAGCTGAAGATGGCAAAAAATTCCATGTTGTGATGAAGGTTGAAAATTTTAAGATGCTTGATGGATCGTATGATGTTTCTATTCATCGCAAGGGTCTGGCCAAGTTTAAGCATAAATCTATACCAATCTTTTATTACATTGCGATTGAAGCAGCTGCATCGACATTTGGAGAAGAATAATGAAAGTAGATAAAGCAAAGGTTCTAGGATGCCTTCAAGAAATTTCTAACTCACTCACTCGTATCCAAACAGAACGTGATCTCATTAGAGAAGTTCTACAAAAAATGCAAGATGAGTGTAAGATTCCCAAGAAGTTGGGGCGTAAACTGGGAAAGACTTATCACAAGCGTAATTATGAAGAGGAGGTTGCAGAGCAGAATGACTTCCAAACCATTTACGAAAACGTGGCTAAATAAGTCTATTGGGGTGCGGACTTCTTGCCGACGATACTATCCGCCAGACTGCTCATCGTGAGGATTCACCTTCTCCACCCCATTTTTTCATTATGAGGTTTTATCATGAAAGAATCGCTCTGGGTCGAACTCTACAGACCAAAAACTGTAGAGGAATGTATTCTACCTGAAGAATTGAAAAAAACATTTCAGTCATATGTGGATAGAAAAGAAGTTCCGCATCTATTGCTATGTGGTGGAGCAGGAACAGGTAAAACGACAGTTGCGCGAGCAATCTGTGAAGAAATTGGATGCGATTATCTTCTCATAAACGGATCTGACGAAAATGGCATCGATACATTCAGAATGAAGATCAAAAATTACGCATCTTCAATGTCGATGACAGGTGGTAAAAAAGTAATTATTATTGATGAGGCTGATGGATTAAACCCAAATAGTGTTCAGCCAGCCATGCGTGCTGCGATGGAAGAGTCTGCGCATAACTGCACTTTTATCATGACTTGTAATTACAAGAATCGTATCATTGAACCACTGCATTCTCGTTGCGCTGTAATTGAGTTTAAACTTCGCAAAGACGACAAGCCGAAGATGGCAGTTTCTTTTATGAAGCGTGCAACGGAAATCTTGACCGCAGAAAAGATCCCATTTGATAAGGCAGTCCTCGCTGAAGTTGTCAAGAAGTATTTTCCAGATTATCGTCGAGTACTGAATGAACTCCAGAGATATTCTGTCAGCGGTAAGATTGATTCTGGGATTCTATCCACAATCGCTGATGTTTCGCTGAACGATCTTGTCTCTGCACTCAAACAACAAAACTTTAGTTCAATGCGTAAATGGGTCGCTAATTTCGGTGGTGATGATCCAGTTAGAATTTATCGTAAGATTTATGATAATCTCTATGACATTCTTGATAAGTCGACAATTCCAAATGCTGTTTTAATTCTCGCCAAGTATCAGTATCAGGCTGCATTTGTTGCTGATCAAGAGTTAAATTTAACTGCATGTTTAACTGAAATGATGGTGGAGTGTAAGTTTACATAATATTGAATATGCCTGCTGATCTTTTCAAAGAAATTATTCCATCTATTTTACAGACGAAGGAATATGCTCTATTGACCGAGCAGGACGAAAAGTCGTATCCTTCATTTATAGTTAATCGTGCACTCTCGTTTCATCGAGACACAGTTCTCTGGGCAAATGAAATGAATCGATTTACGACTCTTGATAATAAACTCAAATATGACTTTCTTATAAATATTATAAGAGCCTCGAAACGCCAATTTAACAAATGGCACAAAAAGGCGCAAAGTCGTGATTTGAGTGTTGTTAAAGAATACTATGGATACTCCGACGCAAAAGCCGAAGAAGCATGTAAGATTCTTTCAAACGATCAAATCACCGAAATGAGAAAACAATTATATAAGGGTGATTAATCATGGTCGAAAAACTCGTAGAAGTCAAATTAGAAAATCAAGACGACTTCCTCAAAGTCCGAGAGACGCTCACTCGCATCGGTGTAGCAGCGAAAAAAGATAATATTCTTTATCAGTCTTGCCATATTCTTCATAAACAAGGAAAGTACTACATTGTTCACTTCAAGGAACTCTTTGAACTAGACGGCAAACCAAGCAATATGTCTGATAATGATACTCAACGTCGCAACACGATTGCAAATCTAATGGCTGAGTGGGGATTGGTGAAGTTAGTAAATGCAGACAAAACAAAGGATAATGTCGCACCATTAAGTCAAATTAAGATTCTTTCGTTTAAAGATAAGAATCAGTGGCAGTTGGTTTCCAAATATACAATAGGAAAGAAAAAGAAAGAGGCATAATATCCAAATAGTGATTTATTTATCTATGGAGTATAATTTATGATTTCAGTTAGCATTTATAAAGTTCGTGATTATTTTGACTCTCCAACATATGGCACATCACTTTCTAATTGTTTTGATCTCTCGTTTCAACCAACGGAAGATACTGTAAAAGGATATGACAAATACAATAATCCTATCTCACAATATGTAAAGACTCAAGGCATTTCGATTTATTCTGGAGATCGTTTACTCATTCCAACAGGTTTAGTTTTTAAAATCGAACAAAGTACCACTACATATCCAGATTATCCAGATTATGATGAAATTACACCACTACAAAACTATAGCATTCGCCTTCATTCAAGATCTGGTTTGTCACTCGAGCGAGGGCTCGTTCTTGTAAACTCAGAAGGTATTATTGATGTTGACTATCAAGAAGAAGTGTTTGTTCTATTGACAAATATTTCTAGTGTAGATCAAGTTCTCAAGAAAGGAGATAGAATTGCACAGGCTGAGGTTGTTTGTAATGTGCCTGTACATTTAGTTGTTCTAACTAAAAAACCAGAAAAACATTCCGAACGCGCTGGTGGATTTGGTTCAACTGGTGTATAAATAAAAGTGGATGCTCATTTGAGGTCCATAACTAAACTTGCTTATTAAAGGAGTAACAAAATGACCAATATCACATCACTCACATCTGCATATTTCGATCGCTTTCTACCAACAGCACTTGGTTTCGAAAATGCGTTCGCCGCTCTTGATAATGCAGCCCATCTACTTACATCATCTCAAACTGCTTTTCCACCTGTAAATGTCGTCAGGAAAAACGAATACAATTTTATTGTGGAACTAGCAGTTGCTGGCTACAAGCAAGATGAAATTGAAATCACTGCTGAGAAAAACTCTCTCAGAGTTACAGGCAAAAAGGCTGAGGAAGATGAACGCGATTATCTTGTAAAGGGTATTGCTGGTCGTAAATTTTCTCGTCAATTTGTTTTGTCTGACACCGTAGTGGTTCGTAATGCAAACCTTGTTGATGGCATTCTTTCTATTAACTTAGAAAACGTCATTCCTGAAGAACAGAAATCTCGTAAGATTGCAATCAAGTAATTGAGAAGAATATATTATGATTCGTGATGAACTCTCGTGGGATGAATTGTTTATCTTACAGGCTTCTCTGATCGCTCAGAAGAGCAAAGACCCATCAACAAAAGTTGGTTGCGTCATTGTCAATGATGACAATGTGATACTTTCAACAGGCTTCAATGGCTTTCCTCGCGGCATTGAAGAAGATTGGAAAGATCGTTGGAAGCGTCCAGAAAAGTATCACTGGGTTGAACATGCAGAACGCAACGCGATCTTCAATGCCGCTCGCGTTGGCGTTTCACTCAACAACTCTCGTGGATATCTAAACTGGGAACCGAAGCCATGC